TTTTTTTTTTTTTTTTTTTTACGTCCAGGCGACGGCCAGTGAAAGGCTTTTATCTTCAATTGTGGCTGAAACTTTAGACCATAGAAAGTTGTTCGACTATTGCCCGCTCTTTTTCAGTCCAAGTCTCGAGAACATAATGAGACTGATCCAGGACATCCAAATAAGCGGGTTTTTTTTTTCCTTCTCTTCCAAACTCAGGGGCTTCTCTATACTCCACCCGACGACCTTCGGGATCTCAACGGGAGTATAAGGCAAAGTAATTGGAACTGCAACGTCATGTAGAATTAGGCAGCCATCATCCGCTGCCGACTGATACGTCTCTACAAGACGGACGCAAGAGTCTTGGACTTCAGGATCATAAGAAGCCATAATTATCTTGTCAACGTCTTCATCAGTCACGGACACTTCTACAGGGTCGTGAGTCCAGTAAATTGCGCCTTTTGACCTATATCTATCCTTAACAACAGTCTCCCAGAGCGACTTATTGACTTTGAAATATCCGCTAACGCGTTTGGTTTCTGCTCGCTCAGAGTTGATGCCATAATTCCAAAAACGCATAGTCTCGGACAAAGGAGTCGGTCTTGACTTGATAGAATATAGGAGTTGTTGGGTGAGAAGTTTTTTATCCAATTTTTTTTTAACGAGGCCAGTTCCTCCCAATTGTACGGGAAGCCAATTTCTCATAGCCAGATCGACAGAGAGATTTCGACTCGTTTTTTGATCGCAACGCAAAAGCTCGACCCAGTGACGGTCAGGTGACTTGGCAGAACCACCAAGAACCGAGACCAATTTACCTGGATGAACAGTGAGCCTCCGGGACAGTCGACGACCGTCCCAGTGGAACAAAGCACTATTCACAGTTAAAAATTCAGAGCTTAGCGGAGACTTTGACATCTCAGCGACTCCATTTACTTTCTCCACCGCGTTTTTCCATCGTTTTTCTATTCCGGAAACGCCCACTATAACGGTATCATCCCCGTTGAACCCTCCCTTGCACCAGCCAGAAACGTACTCGATGAACTTTGCTTGATCCACGATACGAATCGCTTCATCAAGATCACCATGTGAGTCCATAATAATGGCCAGGGAGGTAGCACAGAGCACAGGGAAAGACACATCCGAACCCATATTGAAGCCGCCAGCTTGACGCTGGAAATGACGGCAAGGGCCTAGACAGGCACAGTTGGTTAACGGAAGGACTTGACCGCCCATTCTTTTATAGTAACGAGCCTGATAGGA